CAAGTACTAATATCATATAAATATAAATAAAATCATAAACCATTGTATATGAAGATTTCTTTCTTTATATTTCTTTCTTTTATATAGTATATATTATATAACTATAAATATATTAGGTCTAAATATATAATGATTATGTAATAAAGAATATATAAAAATAGATTATCTTTTTTCATATATTCCTATTAATATATCCTAATGAATATATAATATTCTTTTATATATTTTCTTAGTATATAATATATAATATATAATATATAATACACACACACGCGAGGAAATAGATAAAATGAACAATGCCTTGACTAAATAATAACGTTGTGTTAGTGTTGCTCTTATCGCTTTATGTGGATAAAAGATTGACCCCCTAAATGGTTTTGAGGTTCGTATATCATGATTCTTTTAAAAGGGGGAATACCTAAAAGTATTTCTGTTAAACAATTATAGTATATCCCCACAGCGGAAATTTTAAAATATTTTCCACCCTAAATATAAGGTTTATGCGTCTTCGCATAAATAATTACCCCTAATAATAAGGATAAGTTTGATGAAGAAGAATGGAGAGTTAAATAGTCGTGAGAAGGCTAATGCTTTTATGGTTCAGGAGGCTAGTAATCGTTTATTAACATTAGAGGGTGATTTAAAAAAAAGTCCAATTATAGATATTAAAATTAGCTTTGATCAATTGATGGAATATATTATTGATGGTTATAACCTACGGTCTATCTTGAAGAAGTGTGAGTTTACTATGATGGATTTTATGAAGGTTTTAGAAGAAGGGGATTTTCAGAAGAGGTATGATAGTGCTATGTTAATGGGGGCGGATTGTGTTATCCATGATTTTAGGGAGTTGACGGAGAATAGTAAGAGACAGCCACAGTTGTATTATAATAATTTACAGAAGTATATTGGATTGGTAAAGAGTAGAAAGAGTATACAGGGTTCAAATAAGGTTTCTCCTATTGATCCATTTGGGGATTTGAAGTAATGACACATAGAAGAAGTCCTCGGGTTAGAAAAACTATAAAAGGAAAACAGTCTCTTAAAAAACAGAAGTATGATTATTTAAAGACAAAATCTAGAAATAACTCTAAAAAAGGCTAAGGATGATTGATATAAAGAAAGAATTTCAAGAGCTAGGTCTCCACGGTGTTCAAGATAAGTATAAATATGATCCTATTGGTTTTTTAGAAAACTACATTGATTGGAGTAGAGGTAAGTTAGAAGGACAAAAAGTTCTTAAATGGCAGAAAGAAGTTTTAAAAGTTCTTGAGGGTTTAAAAGATATTAAGAAGAATGACCCTGGTTTGCGAGTAGCTGTTGCGAGTGGTCGTGGTATTGGCAAGACTGCTTTGATGGCTATGGTTATGGTTTGGTGGATGAGTACAAGACGAGGAGCTGATGGAGTTGTTACAGCAGGTACTGGTAGCCAACTACGTAATAAAACATGGCGAGAACTTACTCGTTGGTTAATGTATTTAAAGCCTCCTTTTAATCAGTTATTTGATAAGACGGCTGAAAAAATAAGATATAATGGTAAATGGGGGGAAGATTGGCAGATTGCTTGTGAAACATGGGATGAAGCTAATCCTGATAAGATATCTGGTCAGCATGGAGGAGATGATAATCAGTTAGTTTTATTTGATGAGGGAAGTGCTATTGCATCTCCTGTTTATGAGCATGTTGATACATCTTTTACAGAAACTCGTGGTTTATGGGTTGTTTTCAGTAATCCTGTAAAGTTGGATGGATATTTTTATGATATTTTTCATAATGAAAGATTGTCAAAATCTTGGTTTACTTTACAAATTGATAGTAGAACTGTTGAAATTACGAATAAGGGTGAGATTGATCGATTGATTAAGATTTATGGTGAGGAAAGTGATGAAGTAAAGAAACATGTTAGAGGGATGTTTCCTCAAAGTGATAATGATACATTTATTCAAAGGATTGATATTGATGAGAGTATGACTACGAGACAATATGAAGATGATAAAGATAAACCTATTGTTGTTGGTATTGATGTTGGTAGAAATACAGATGATACGATTTTAAGTATCAGACAAGGAAGAAAGGTCAGTAGATTTGTTGTGATTAACGATCAGAGGGCAAGGAATGATTTTATTGTATTGGCTGAGATTGTTGCTACTAAATTACTTGAGATAGATCCTGATTACGTTGTTGTTGACGCTACAACAATCGGAGCGGGTTTCTTTGATATTCTTAAACGAAAAGTTGATTATAAAGTTATTAATTATGATAACTCTAAACAAAAGGCAGTTAGTACGATGTTTTACAATAAGCGTGCTGAGATGTGTGATGATTTAAAAGTTTGGATGATGAGTGGTCAGTTGCCTTATGATTCTGAATTAAGAGATCAATTGAGAGTATTAAGAGTTTCTACAAAATCTACAGATAATCAATCTACTAAAATTAAGATGATTTCAAAAAAAGAATTTAGATCGCTGTTAAAAGATCAGTCTCCTGATAAGCTTGATGCTTTACTTTTAACTTTTTTACAACCATTTGATAAGAAGAGTAAAAACATGATGAGAGCAAAACGTTTAGGACGATTATCACACAAAATAACTGGATTTAATCCATTTGGAAATATATAACTTGATTTTTATTTATAAATATAATAAGATTTAGTTTATAATTATATATAGGGAGTTTAAATATGGGTTGGTTAAGTGATGCATTGGATAGTGTAGAAGATACGGTAAAAGAAGGATTATCTAGTTTTGACGATCATTTACAACAAGAATTAAATAGTGATGTCACACGCGGTTTAGCTTCTATTGCAACAATGGGAACGTCTGAAGTATTATACGCTTCTAAAGATAGAAAAAAAGCTGAAAAGATAGAATCTGCAAATAGAGCTAAAACTCAAGCCGCTGCTACTAGAGAAGCTGCAGCAGATAGAGCTGCAATTGAAGCTTCTGGTCAAACACAAGGATTAAGTTTATCTGATTTATATGAAGAAGATGATGAAGATGGATTACTTTCAGGAATAAATGCTTAGGAAATCATATGAATTATAAAGATCAATATGGAAGTTTAGTTGCAGAACGTCAAGCTGGATGGGATAATATTTGGGAAAAGGTAGGAAAATTAATTTATCCTAATTCTGGATCATTTAATTCTACTAATGTTGAGGGTGACCAGCTTAATTTTAATTTTGATAATACTGGAAATAGAGCTGCTCAACGTTTTGTAACAATGTTATTTAGTCAACTTACTCCACGTTCTACAAGATGGCATGGATTAAAAGGAGAAGGCGGTACTGAAACAAAAGCAGATCAAGTAACAGATGAGATTTTTAAATATAGATATTTACCAGACCATGGGTTTTCTCAAGCAATATTACAATGTATGATGAGTGTAATTGTTTTTGGAAATGGATTTTTATTTTTAGAAGAAGACAAAGTTCTTGGTGGAACTAAATATATAAATGTTCCTTTGAATGATATGTATATAGATATTGATTTCAATAGAAATTTGACTAAAGTATTTAGAAAAATGTATCTAACAAAAGAACAAGCAAAAGATCTTTTTCCTAAAAACATTCCTGCTGAAGTTACAAATAGTAAACAAGAAAATGAAAAATTCTTATTTGTTCATTGCGTTCATAAGAATACAGATAGGGCAGTTAAGAAACGGGGATTTTTATATAAATCAGTTTATTTATATGGTGGAGCTAGTTTTTCTACTGCTGGATCTGAGGTTGATTTAAAAATAATTTCAACTGGTTATTTTGTAGATATGCCTTATATTTATGGACAATTACTCCCTGCTTATAATGAAAAATATGCTCGTGGTATTGGAGTTGATAATTTTTCAGATCTTGCTACATTGGATGAATTAAGTCGTCTACTTTTAAAGAAAACTACTTATAATGATGATCCAGTTATTGGTACGACAGATGATGATATTATGTGGGGATCTAAATTTAGTCCTGGAGAAGTTGTTCCTGGTCTTCTTAATTCAGAAGGTGAGCTTTTAATTAAACCAATTCCTTTGGCATCAGATGTTGATTTATCTGCTAATGAGATAGCACGAAGAACACAAGCTGTGCTTACAGCATTTAATAACAATGCTTTCCAAATATTTTCTCAAGATAAAACACAATCTGCGACTGAAGTTATGCAAAGATCAAGTGAATCTTCTGTAATGCTTGCGCCATTTATTACTCTTCTTCAGGATTCGTTTTTATCTAAAGTTATTAAACGTGAATTAAATATCTTATCAAGACAGGGATTGATTGAACTTCCTTCTGGTCTTTCTCTTTATTTTGATGCTCCAGCGAATAGATTAATGGAATCTGAGAGAGTATTAGGTGTTGTTAAGATGTTAAATATTTTGATGCCGTTATTTCAGATAAATCCTCAAGCTATAGCAGAATTTAATGATAGAATTGATGTTTCTCAAATGATTAAGACATTAGGTGTTTCTTTAAACGTTCCTCAAGATCTTATTTTTGATGATGCTAAAGTTAAAACAGCTCAAGACAAAAGAAAAGCGTCAATTTCTAAAAATAAAAAACTACAAGATGATTTATTACAATCACAAATAGACAATAATAGTAAACAACCTCAATAGGAGATAACTATGGATTTAGATAAGCAAACACTCGGAAAATCTACAGAGCAAATCAAGCAAGAAGAAAAAAACAAAAAAAGTACTCAAGAGAAGAGTGATAAGATTTTAAGACTAAAGAAAGCATATCAGATATTTAATTCTGATAATGGTAAATTAGTTTTAGAAGATCTAAAGGCAATGTGCTTTTATGATGAAACTACTATGATGGAAAGTCCAACTTTAGCTTTTGCTAAAGAAGGAAGACGGCAAGTCATTATTCAAATATTAAAAAAAATAAAGGAGACTAAATAATGTCAAATTATAAAGAAGACCTAGTCAAAGCTAAGAAACTTGGTATTAGTTTTGATACACCTATGCCAAAGAAAGAAACTTTAGCTAAAGCGTTAGTTGATTATAAAGAAGAATTATCAGTACAACCTAATGTAGATAAAGTATCTATTCCATCTAAAAAAGAAGAAATTAAAGATATTTATCGTCAAGGAAAGCATTTCTCTAAAAATAAATATAAATATAAAATCGGAAAAGAATTTGGTGAAAATGAAATTATTGAAAAACTTTTAGGTAACATAGGTATTAATGGAGTTGTTTTTGATAAGAACTCATTAGCATTTACAATGTATGATAATTCTCGTAAATATGTTCATAATACAATTGATATTGGGGTTGTTAAACGAGAATATGATCGTTTAAAATATTTTATTAAAATTAAAAATGGACGTGTATATTCACAGTCAAAAGTAGTATAGGAGACAAAAATGACAGATCCAATTAATGGCGGAGTACCAACTCCACAACCAACAGTTCCAACACCTACTCCTGCAATACCACCAGTAGGTAAAGATCCTGTAAATCCATATATTGCAATGGGAATTACAGATACAAACGATCATCAATACCTTCAAAATAAAGGAAATCCTGATTTTGCAAAATTATTTGAATTTTATAAAGGATTAGAAAAAAAGATGGGAAGTCAAGATCGTCTTGCTTTAATTCCAAATGATCATTCTTCAGATGCAGAAATAAAAGATTATAAGACTAAAATGGGTATTCCTGAAGATTATAAGAAATATAAAGATTTTGAAAATAATACAAGTTCAGAAAAAGATGAAATGTTTAAATTTTTTCAAGAAAGCAATTTTTCAGAAAGTCAAGTAAATAAAATATTAAATCGTATAAATCAAGGAAGAAGTAAAAAGAAAACTGTTTTTGATCAAAACGAAGCTAAAGATATAGCAACTCTTACTGTTGAATGGGGAGATGAGTATGGAACGAAAGTATCCAAAGTAAATGCTGTTTCAAAAGAACTTGGTATGAGTGACGTTGATTTATTGGCATTACGTAAGTCTCTTGGTACTGAAAAAACATATAAACTTTTAAATAATATTGCTATGAGATCATCAGAGGATACTTATGTTTCACCTGTTACGGGAAGCGTTTCAGAAAGTGATCATTCTCGATTTACTTATCTTACAAATAAAATGGGTAGTGAAGGATTTGATAGCACAAGCCCTGAATATAAAGAGTATATGTCATTGCAAGAAAAAATATATAGTTAATAGTACTTGATTTTTCCTATTAAATATGTTTAAATAGGCTCTAAAGGGACATAAGATAACTCCTTTAGAGCCTATTTGTTCATTTATAACATACGACCCCTTGAATTAGGATAAGTCAAACGAAAGTATATTTATTTTAATTTAACTAGGAGAAAAGAAAATGAATCCAAATTTAAATCGTGGTATGGTTACTGGAGACTTTACAGAAACATATTCTAAAAAGTTTGCTACTAACTTTGAACTTGCGTTACAAAACTCAGGTTATCAAAAAAAATACGCATCAATTGTTTCTATTGTAGAAGCAGAAGGTGAAAATGCTCAAGTTGTTGAACGTTTAGAACCTATTGAAGCTAGTGAAAATAATGAACGTTTTGCAGATACTCAATTCCAACGTTCACAAATTGAAAACGTTTGGTTATCACCAGATCGTTCTTCAGTTGCTGTTGAAATGGCATCTTTAGATAGATTTAAGAATATGTTGGGAGATCCAATGTCAAAACAATTGCAAGGTATGCAAATGGCACTTGGTCGTTATTCAACAATTCGTATGTTGGATGCTTTTGAAAGCCCAATCGTTTGTGGAAAAGATCAAGGTACACTTGTTTCTTTCGATACAAATAACACAATTTCTGCTTCAGAATTTGGAGATACAGCAAGTGATGTTGGTCTTACATGGTTGAAACTTATTAATTTAGCTCAGTTGCGTGATTCAAAAGAACTTGATGGTCAAATTTTAAACATCATCATGCCTTCTACTGCATCAGTTCCTTTATGGCAAATTGAACAACTATCAAATATGAATGCTGTAAGTACGGCTACTTATGAAGATGGTCGTGTTGTAAAAATTCCAGCTCTTGGAATCCATATCTATTTTGAAACATTAATGGATGATCGTAAAACATCTCAAGTTATAAATTCAGTAACTTATGATGTATGGGCATGTCCAGCATTTGTTGGAGATGGAATCGTTCAGGGTATTTGGGGTGGAATAGATGTAAATGTTGAAGCTCGTGATATTGATCGTAATAACAACAATAAAGCGTTAGCTATGCAAGAACATAATTTCACAATGACTGATATTAACAAAAATTTCCGTATCGAGTTCGGAATCCAAACATCTTAGGAGGCATTAATGACTACTATTAATTCAAAATATAAAGAAAATATAGATACATATAAAGCTAATAGCTACGTATCTGATTTACTAAGTGGTGGAAAGCTAAAGCATTTAGTTGATGTTATCACAACTCCAGCAACTATTGCTATTGGTGATGACTTTGAATTGCTTCCACTTTTCGGATCTGATCGTATTGTAAAAATTACAGTAATTGGTGATGGAACTGGTGTAATGACTGGCGACCTTTACTTTGGAGAAACTAAAATCACTGCTGCGCCAGTAGTTGTAAGTGGAACTGAAAAAGTTCTTTACGATGAAACTGTAAGTGGATTTGGTAATGATAATGATGATTTACAATTAACAATTGGAGAAATGGCTGCGGTTTCACCTGCAACTAATGTTCAGGGATCTATTCCTTTTCGTTTTGTTGCAACATCTACTACTGTTGTAGCTGGGGATATTATATTCCGTGCTGATTTCGTATCAGGAAACTAAATAAATTAGGGGAGTAATCCTCCCCTTTTAAATTAAGGAGTAATTCTATGGCAATTCCAGCAAAATTAATAACATGTGAGATTCGTGATTATACATCAGTTATCAAAGTTGAAGATAAGGCTGATATCACAACTCTTCCAACAAAATCAACGGGTGTTTATTTATTATTACCGCCTACTGCAACTACAGCAGAGATTTCAAGTTTATTGGATAATATTAAGGCTAAGATAATTCATCCTAAATCATAAGGGGTTTTTCTATGTCAACAAGTCAAGTAGATATTTGTAATAATGGTCTTGATATTATTAGAGAGGCTAATATTTCATCTTTAGATGGAAATTCTTTACAAGCTAAAAAATGCAATCAACATTACGATAGAGTACGAAAGACAATTCTTACTGAAAATATATGGAACTTCTCTACTAAAGAAGTTTCTTTAGCAAAAGAAGATGGTTTTGAAGGTGAAGGTAAATATGTTTGTAAATTTAACTTACCAAGCGATTGCCTTCGATTAATTAATATAGGTGGATATGACGCAGAAGATTGTCCTAATACATATAATGTAAAAGATACTTATATTTTAAGTGTATCAACAGCCGATACTTTAAAGGTTGTTTATATTCGCGATGTTACAGAAACTCATCTTATGCCTATTTGGTTCACAAATTACTTTAGTTCATCTTTAGCTGTAGAAATAAATATGCCTATTAATTCTGATGGAAAAAGATTAGAAGTTGCAATGATTATTGCTCGTAAAAATAAAATGAGAGCATTTAAAAATAACGGTATATCTAAACCAAACTCAGTACTAAATCCTGGACATTTAATCAGAAAAAGATTCTATTATTAGGGGGATGAATGTTACAAAACTTATTTTTAACAAGTGTAAATGGAGGAATTGTATCTAATAGACTTTATAAAAGTCCTGGACTTGCTAATTATAATTCTTATAGTTATGAAACAAGAAACTTTATCCCTACACTTTTTGGTGGAAAAGAAAAGCGTATTGGTACATATCATGGTGTTTCTTTGTCATCAGGTGATAAGAAAGTTATTTATTTTAAATCAGTATCTGAAGAAGAGTTCTATCTTGTTCTTAATGATACTAATATCAAACCATTTAAGATTAACAAAGATGAAGTAAATGGAAACTCCATCACCCTTACTCCTATTGTTGAGATACCTCATGAAATAACGAATATAGAAGATATTAAATATCAAGAAGTTGGAAATTCTCTAATTATAGTGGAAAAAGAAACTGTTCCTAAGTTATTAAAATTTACAGGATCTGTATTTACTATAGATGATTATCCATTTACTATATATCCTATTCGGATACAACAAAATAATATACAAATAAAAGCTTCTGGTAATACAATTATTGCTACTGATTCAATTTTCACATCAGAAGATGTAGGTAAATATTTCATAATGCTTAGTTCTTCTACTGGAAGCGATACTGTTTATGCTTATGGAAAGGTAACTGGATTTACAAGTAGTACTGTTTTAGATATTGAGTGGATTGATACATATTACAATACTGCTGGGATTGTTGGATCTGCTACAGATACTTATGTATGGCGAATGGGCGGTTATGGTGGAAGTGATGAGTATCCAATTAATGTTTCTCTTGTAAATGGAAGATTAGTTTTTGGAAATATTTTAAGTGAAGTATTTTCTTCTCATGTAAGTAGTATTGGTGATTTTTCTACTGTTAACTTTAAAGATGGTTCTGTTTTAGTTACTTATGGTGTTTATACAAAAATACAAACTGAAAAGAATTTATCTATATCTTATATAACTGGTAATAATGTTGGTTTAAATGTTGGTACTACAAATGGTTTATTTGTATTAAGAGGTACACAGACATCATTCTTTTCTTCTGAAGATATTAGAGCTGATTTATTTAATAATATCAAGTGTTCAAATATAAATCCAATAAAAATGAATAACGAAATTATTTGTGGAACATTGGATACAGACAGATTAAATTCTATTTCTTATGTTTTAATTGAAGATGGATATAAGTCTAAAGATATTTCAATCCTTGCTCAAAATAAGTTTAATGCAAAAATAAAAGAAATGGATTATATTGAAGATCCTTATCAAATATTATTTACATTAAACGAAAATGGAAAGGTGTTTTCTCTTGTTCATTCATTAGAGCAAAATATGAATGCAATATCAGAAATAGATTTAATTCACAATGATGATTGCAATGTTTTAAGTTTATCTTGTGGGTCATCTGTTACGTCATTTTTATGTGAAAGAATAAGTGAGACTGGTGATAAAGTTTATTCTTTAGAGTTATTATCTGACTTTTTAAAAGAGGATTCCTATCAAGAAAGAATGGTGTATTTAGATAATTCAACAACTATGTACGATAGTAAAGTTATTGATAAAATTGAAATAGTTAATCCATCAAACAAAAAGGTATTTAACTTTTATTGTGACGAATCTGGTGTAAATGTAAGTGATGTTTATTTTGTTCCTGATATAGGTGATGTTAAAATAAAAAAAAGTGGAACAGTAACAGCAATTGGAACTGGGTTTATTCAACTTACTTTTATAGATGATTTGCCTATAACAGAAATAACAGTTAAGGGTAATTTCACAAAATATATGATTTATAGAAAGAATTTTTCTGTAAGTGATATTTCTTATTTAGATGGACAAAAAGTAGATATTGTTATCAATTCAAATAAAGTTCTTCCTCAGACTGTTTCTGGTGGTGCGTTAGACTTATCTAATTATGAAGGTTATTGGTTTATACAGGTTGGATATATTGTAAAAACATATGATAAATCAGTTCCATTTCTTCTTTCAAAAGAACATGAGACATTATCTCAAGTAATAAATGTATCTATTAATAGATACCAAAGTTTGGGAGGAAGCATATCTTCAAGTGGAGAAAATTCTAATGTTGTTGATTTTAATTCTGAAGTTGCGTATGATACTTTTGTAGACTGGAAAAGTGATACAAAAGATCTTCCTGTTTCTAGTGGGACTAATGAAGATACGTTTTTAGAAATAATTCATGAAGAACCTAATTCATTTAATATATCTAATTATTTTATAACATTTAACTCAAATCAAAAACGGTAGAATATGGCAGAATTAGAAAACATTGATAGTGGAGTTCAAACTGGAAAAAATACTTCTGGAGATATGGCAACTGCTGTATCTGATATATTTTCTGGTATAACAAATATTTATGCTGGATTAAAATCTATTAATTCTGACTATATTCCTAATTTAATTGCTATGAATAAAGAAGAAATGGTAATATCAACTGAAGATAGAGAAAGAAAAGGAAAAAGTTTAGATGCTTTTAATGAGGTTCAAATAGCATCTTCTAATCTTATTGGTAATACATTTATTGATGTTTTAAATGAATCTAGTGCAAATACATTAAGAGATATAAATTCTATAGAGAGACAATATCAACAACAAAAAAATGAACTTGCTCAAGCAAGATTACAACAGTTATCTGCTGGTTCTGCCGCTATAGCCAGTGGTGGAGCACAAACAGCAAAAGGAATTGTATCAATTGCAGCAGGAGGGGCTTAATGGCGGGTTTAAAGAAAGATCAATTTAGTGGTGTTAACTCAGGTGTGTTGATACCTATGGATGATACACAAAACTCTGCTGCTTTAGCTGGACTAAAGGCTGGAGCACAAGGAATATCTAATATTGCAAGTTTAGTTAATCAACAAGAAGATAAAAGAGAAAATTTAGAAAAGTCCAATTCTTCTATAGAGTATTATAATGCTTCAAATGAAGCTCAAAAAGACATAATGAAGCTTATGGGAAATGCTGAAAAAACGGGAGATTATAGCGGATTGCCTGAATCTTCAAAAAAAGTATATGAAGAAAAAATGTCTTTTATACAAAATACTGAATTTGAAAAGAATAGAAGTTATTTGCAACAACAATCTCATAAAGACTTTGATTCATTAATGTCTTCTATTAATACTTTTTCTGTTGCTGGTGAACAAAAGATTTTATTACAAGATTTTGGTAAAGCATCACAGGACACAGCTAGTTTAATCTATACATCTCCTAATACAGCTAAAGTTCAAACTAATAGAATGATAGGCATTATTGAAAACTTAGACCTTCCAAGAGTTAAAAAAGACGAACTTATAAATAAAATTAAGAATACATTTACTTATGATGAACTTAGAGGAAAAATTGATTTAAAAAGTGTTAATGAAAGAAATACTGTTAATAATGATCTATTAAATGGAAAATATAATAATAAATTAAAGTCTAGTCAAATTAGAGATCTTTTATCTTTATCAGAAAAGAAAGGATCTACTAGTAAATCTGTTGTTAAATCTGCTTTTAATAATGCTGAGACAGCTTATAAAAATGGATTACATATACGTTCAGAAGATGTTGCTGCGTTAAAAGAAGGTTTTGGCTCTTTAAATTCTGCAAAACAAGAGCAATCTTTGTTAATGATGAAATCTGCTGAACTTAATAGTCCTGATGCAAATATTAATGATGTTATATTTAAAACAAATCAATTACCATCGGATACACAAGGAAAATCAGATTTTAAGAAAGCTCAACAAGCATCTAATAATTTAAAATTATCTGAAGTTAAGAACGATGCTTCTGGTTTTATTCTAAATAAAGTAGCTCAAGGAAAAGATAAAAAAGCATTAAATGATTCTTATAATCAAATCATGTCAGGTGATATTAAGCAAATAACTACAGGGCTTCAAACAATGAAAGCTGTTACAGATGGTTATGGGGGATATTTAGAAAGTAAAGGTTATCCTGATATAAGTGATGATTATTTAGCTAAAAATATTGCATCACAAATTGGTGAAACTATTAAATCTAACAATCCTACTATTCAAGGTCAAATGAGAGCTTATAAAGAAATAGGGGAAATTTCAAAAGCTGTTGGTGGGGAAGATTTTTCTAATAATATTGTTAGATCAATTGCAGGAAATAATATTGCAGTATCTTTAATGTATGCTCCTAGGCAGGTAACTCAAGATATTATTCAAGCAAATACTGCTTATAAAGGTGAAGATTTAAAAAATAAAGATATTCAAGAATGGAGAACTACAAATGAAGCTATAGATTTTTTTAATTCAGATAGTACATCTCAATCTGAAAGTGATAGAAATTATATAGATTCTACAACTAGATCTATGTCGTTACTTATGAAGTTTCGTAAAGATAATGGGATTGATGATGGACTTACTCCATCAGAAGCTTTTAAAGAGATTACTCAAAATAATGATGGTGATGAAGTAACTTTTGGTGGATTTTTTTCTGAAGTAAAAAGAAAATTATTTGCACAGGCAGAAATAATAAAAGACCTTGATACTAAAAGTGGAGGTAAACTTTTAAAGAATGAAATAAAATTATCTCAAAAAGATAAAGAGATTATAAATATTGCGGCTGAAAAAAAAGCTCTTGTTTATAGATCTATTGAAGGAGCTTTTGATGATACTCAGATAAGTAAAACTACTACAGAACAACAAATGTTTAACTTTATAACTAATATGCCATCTAATGTTGTTGTTAATACTGGATTTACAAAAGAATATATTCCAAAGGATAGATTATTAAATGATGGTCTTCCTTATATAGTTTCATCTATTGGTGGTAGAAAGATAGCTGCTGATATGGATGATATTAGTTTTAGACCTGTTAATGGATCAAAAACAACATTTGTAGCCATGTATCCATCAGGAGGGAGAATGGAGAAAGCCCTTACTGGAATGAGAGTACCCAATAAAGCTTTTGATAAAACAAAACCTGAAAGTGATACTAATAAAAGAGAACGGATTGTTTATAAACCTTATATGGTGAAGGCGCGATGGGAAATAAAATAGAGCAAATAGATATTGGAATAGAAACAAAAGGTCAATTGCCAGATGCTAGACCTATTGTTGAAATGGGCAATACTTTTGAAAGATTTAGTAAATCATTTAAAAGAGAAGAAGTAACAGATTCTTCTCTTGGATTTTATCATGAAAATTTAAGGCAATTAAGAAAAGATCTTAAAACAGGGTTTGATACAAAAGGAGTTAAATATAAAAACAATGACATTTCTGTTGTATCAGATATTTTATCTACTAAAAATGCTGTTTTGACAGGATTTGAAGATTATGAATATAAAGAAGGAGAATTAAATACTTTTCCTGGAACAGATATTGAAATAACAAAAGGATCTTATGATTTACTTATTGATTTAGATCGACAGCGAGGATTAGAAGAGCAAAGAAATACAACTGCTGAAATATATAATGATATTAAAGATATAGATAATATATTCTCAGAATATGGACCGTGGTATAATGTCCCTTCTAATTTAATAGGAAGTGTTTCTGGTACAATTAGTGCTGGAATATTCGGGACTGGAGTAACTGAAACAGCTAAGAACTTTGCTGATGGAGATTATGTTTATGCTCAAAGAGCAAGTGCAGGGGATGTTTTTGAAGCGGTAGGAGAAATAGCTGGATTAGTTACTGGAGGAACTGCAAAAATAGTATCAGGTGGATTATTAAAAACTTTTGTTAGAGCAGTTCCTGAGGCAATCGTAACATCATCAAGTATATCTCATCAATCTAAAGATATAGTTTCAGGAGCAGAAACTGTTGGTAAGTCTTTAGGAATTGAAGGATTAGGCGAAGAAGCTAAAGAACGTACAAAATTAAATGCTAAAATGGTAGGATTATTAACTGCAGGTATACCTCTTGGGGTTTATGGAGCAAGATT